CACCATCTCCAACAGAAGAAGAAGATTGGAATTTCGAGCAACAGCACCTGGAAACCATGCGGGAAGCAGCTATGGGCGGTCTGGATGCTTTAGAAGCCGCCTTTAAGCGCATCCCTACATCTCAGGTTAAGAGTAGGTTCTGGGCAAAGCATCAGGAAAGCCTGAAGCAAGCCGCGCAGCAGGTGAAAAAGTGAGAGACATGGAACTGACCGTGACTCGGTACAAAGTCGAGGACGCCCAGAAATGGCGCGAGGAGGTCCAGACGCTGCCGTTTATCTCATTCCCGGCTGAGTGGCAGATTCAGATCATCCCTCCTTTTTCGGATGCCGTAGTCAGGTTCCGGGTCAAGCTGCCCTCAGGGTCAGAAAAATCCATCTATCTGGACAAGCGCAACTCCCTTGGCTACTGGAAGACGGTGGGAGAGGGTTACTGGGAAGTCCACCCATACCGGGGGGATGTGGGCAGATGTGACACCAAAGACATCCCTGAGTTACTGAGGATGATTGGAGATGAACAGGAGTTTGAGGATGACTGAGCAGCGCACAGACGAATGGTTCCAGCAGCGCCTGGGCAAGGTCACGGCCAGCAGCCTATACAAGGTTTTGTCCAAGATCAAGACCGGCTATGGCGCTGATCGGGGTAACTACATGACTCAGCTAGTCCTGGAGCGCATTACAGGCCAGAAAGCCGAGTCCTACACCAACGCATCTATGCAGTGGGGCATTGAGCAGGAGCCGCTTGCCAGGGCCGCGTATGAGGCCTCTAGGGGCGTTTTTGTCGAGGAGGTAGGGTTTATCCCTCACCCAACGATAGAAATGGCTGGAGCGTCCCCTGACGGGCTTGTAGAAGGCGGCATGGTCGAGATCAAGTGCCCCGACTCCAAGACCGCCCTGGAGTGCTGGCTGTCCAAGAACCCTGTCGAGTCCAAGTACTTCGCTCAGATGCAGTGGCAAATGCGCTGCGCTGACCGACCCTGGTGCGACTATGTGGTGTTCGATCCACGGATGCCGCCAAAAGCTCAACTGCTGGTCGTTAGGGTTAATCGGGATGACAGGTGGTTAGAAGAGGCTGAAACTGAGGTCAGGAAGTTTTTGACTGAAGTGGATGAGAAAGTGCAAGCATTGAAATCAATCATTGGAGAATGAAATGAGTAAAGTTCTGAAAGAAATCAACACCATCGTAGGCGAGTACAAAAACGCCCAGGGCGAGACCAAAAAGCGCTACCTGCGTATCGGCTCGATCATCGAAACCCGCAATGGGGCCATGCTCAAGCTGGACTCTATGCCGCTCAAAGAGGGTGGCTGGGACGGCTGGGCGTACATCAACGATCCCAAGAAGACAGATGAGGCTCCCAAGGGCAAAAAAGGCTCTGGGTTCGACGATCTGGAAGACTTGCCCTTCTAACCATGAACTACGCCAACATTGATAAGAGCGACCGCCTGAAGAGGGTTGCTGATGTGCTGGCCCAGAGTGGGGAACTCTCCACTCTTGACATCATCAAAAAGGCCAATGTCTGCGCTGTCAACTCAATCGTTTCCGAGTTGCGCCAGAACGGCTACGACATTACCTGCCAACGCAGGGGCGAGAAATGGTTCTATAAACTGGAGAAAGCATGACTGATACACGCAAAGAAGTCTTGATTGGCTTGGACAACATGAAAAGCATTTTCATATCAACGTCCTTTGACAACAAGTTAATGGTTTCCTTGAACATTCAGGGCGGGTATGCATATGTCCACCTCACTGACGAGAAGGTCGATCAACTCATAGAAGCTCTCGTAGCCTTCAGGAAGGAACTGGCATGAAAAAGGTATTTGCTGGATTAGCAATCGCTCTTGTCACGACTGGAGCCTGGGCATCTTGTTCGACACAGACGATCATGTACGGTGGCCGTATGGTTACTTGTACAACGTGCTGTTACTTCGGAAACTGCACAACCAACTGTTTCTGATGAACCCGTTTGACCCGAACTACAAGGCCCAGATAAGCATGAGAGACCTGGAGCGATCTAGGAAGACTGCTTATCAGGCCAGCCGTATCGTCAATGAGAAGCGCAAGACTGGTGTAGAGCCAAGCAAATCAGAGGCGCAGCGGCTGGGTGCTTATGGAGGATCAGATCCTCAGAACATGGTTGTAGAAATGCCCAAAATGGCCTTGCACAAGAGGACCAGGGAGAAAAAAAGATGAGAGATAGTGATATCTTGGAGATATGGCGAAAGCACAAGGAGGTCCATGCTTTTGCCCATGAGATCCTGAACATTGAGCGCCGCATCTGTGCCAAGCTGGCAGACGATCATGAGCGCAAGCACGAGTTGCGAAATATTGACGGCAAGTGTGAGTGGGTTAGCCCTGCTGGAGAAGCTATCAGGGAACGGATCAAATGAACAGAGAAGACATCATCCGCATGGCGCGGGAGGCCGGGCTAACTGAGTTTGGGGGCTATACAGAGCAAAACATTGAACGTTTCGCCGCCCTTGTTGCCGCAGCCGAGCGTGAGGCGTGTGCGAAGGTGTGTGATGACTGGCCCAATGGCCGGGATGATGTGTATTCAATTGGAGCCGCCATACGAGCAAGGGGGCAGGAATGAACAGAGAAGACATCATTCGCATGGCGCGGGAGGCCGGTATCAAAAATGACTGTGACGGCATCTGGTGTGATGCAGATCAGTTGATTGCTTTTGCCCATCTTGTTGCATCCGTCGAGAACAGAGCCTGCGCTCAGATAGCAGATGCATCAGAGCCGTACAAGGCTATGGATCTGATTATGAGCCGGTGGCAGAAATGACTGATACGGAGACAAAATGAAAGCTAAAATTCTAGACCCTAATTTCAAGTATGTTAATGCCGCAGCAACTAACATTCAGGATACATGGAGAAAATTTGGCTGGAGGCCGTTAAGTGAAATGTCCAAAGTGCGGAGCGTGGAGTCTGGTCAGAGACACACGACAGAAGAACGGAACAGTCAGACGATTCAGAGAGTGCGGCAATGAGCATCGTTTTACCACTGAAGAGCATGAAGTTTCCCAAAACAAACGAGGCAGGCCCAGAGTTCGAAACTTGGAAGCACGAGAACCTAGTCCAGTTCGCCAAACAAGCGAACGAGCGGATGAAGGCTCAGGAAGAACAGATAGAGGCGCTGAAGATGGACGTTAGATACGCTATGGATGCCTACAGAAAGGCCATCACAGGGCGCTGACATCAATGATCTGACCCCTAAACTCGATCTCTTTGTCGCTCCACCGATGGGCCAGTTCAGGCCACAAAAGTTGACCATCCTTAAAAGTCAACACAGCAAACCCTGAGCGCCAGTTTACAGGATTGTCCTCAAGATAGTCCGTGAATTGGGGTCCATTGGTGTCTGCCAGAGTTCCTGTATCTACACCGTATCTATTGCCTGTGTAGTCAGCAAATGGCGTGACCTTCAGGCTGTGCAGATGGCCCGTCACAATACTGATTCCAGCATTGACAGTATTGTTGTGTGTGGCATGGATGCCGCCCTTGTAGCGGTGCTTGACAATTACCTTTTCTGTAGGCCAGCACGACCAGCATGGTATCCAGGCTGGAAAGTGGTCTGACAGCTTAAAGCCGCCAACGTGCATATATTCCGGCACCGTGTTGGCAAGCCGGTTCTCAAAACGGGCATCATGGTTGCCAAGCGACCATACCAGCTTTGCCTTGCCAGCAGCGTCCTCTATCTCTCCCAGGGCCATCTCGCAAGCCTTTAGTTCATCAATGACAGATGGCTTAGAGTCCCAACCAATCCTGGGGTGTCTGCTGATTGCGGCTCCGTCAAAAGCATCACCATTATTGATGATCGCTTTCGGCCTTAGCTCTTTGATAGCCCACAGCAATCCTTTAAACGCCGTGCTTCGGATTCCAGGCCAGAAGTGTGCGTCAGAGAAGACTAAGACGACCCCATTCTCAATGCCTAGATGATGTCGAGCAGCAGAGTTATAGGACGGTATGTGGTGCTCAACGCTACGCTCTGTCTTAGATGCAATAGAAGGAAGATTCTCATTATTTCTACCCTCAATCCTCCTGCGACGAGCCATTATTTGTCGTTCGCTAATACCGAGGATTTTCGCCATCTTGGCAGGGGACTGATACAACTTCCAAAGCTCAATAAACTCCGACTCAGAAACCGCTTCCCTCGGCATACAAAACCCTCTCAAGTACGTTGATTACGCGGTGCTCCACAGACTCTAGTTGCTCTGGAGTCGCTGACCTGTCTTGGGCTGTGGTTATCAGGTCGAATAGGAAAACATGAAGACACTCATGGAGGGCCGTCATGGATAAAGTGTCTTCGTTGATGGGAGATGCACCAAAGTCTCCCAACTGATACACGCCAAGTCGCGCTTGGTTATCGCACTGCATGGAAGCCATCGCATTTTTTACTGTTTTTTGGCTTCTCTCTAGCCTCCAGTCCGATATGTTCAGGACTGTCTGCCAGTGTCTTATGTACTCATCAAATAACCTTGCCTGCTCTGCTGTTGGTTTATTTGAGGGTTTTGGCATACGCCACCTTAGGCCATTTGCTTACTCTCAGCCTCAATGCCGTCCAATCGACGCATCCAGCCCTTGCCAAATACGTTAAACGTGCTCAGGCTCTTGTAGTGAGACTCACGCAGATCGCAGAACTTCTCAATCAACTCGTCAGCGGACATCTTGGTCACCGCCTCCAGCGTCTTGGGGCCAATTGCACCGTCCGCCACCACGCCCACAGCCTGCTGAAGGAATCGAGAAGCCCGCCCAACACCAGCATTAACGGCACAATCAAAAACGCACAAATCCACACCAGAAGGAAGATCATCCCCACGAATAGCGTCCCAAAAACGCTTCTTGTACAGAGGAGTAACCATTTCAATGGTAAGTCCACGCATATCTGCTTCAGTCGCAGGCTTGCCAGTCCACTCTTCCCAGACACGCTTGGTAACTCCTAGATTGGTCATGCCGCCTGGATCAGACGGATGATTGACGTAGCCACCCTCCCACTTGAGGATGTGCTTGATAGCCTCTTCCCAGTTGTGTCTCATTTTGCGCCAGTCCTGTTGAGGATTTCAGTTTTCTGAGCCGAGCCAGCAGACGATCCGAAATAATACGCAATGATGCCAGTCCAGGCAGTTCCAAGAGAACCAAGCATCATGGTCAGCGCGGTATTATCCGCCACAGACATTTTGCCGAACATCATCCCGCCAAGAATGGCAAAGAATCCCACCGTTACAGCAGCAGCCAACAGGGGTGGAACCCATGAGCGGGTGGAGGTTTGCATCTCACGGGCAGACTTCCTGTCGTCCACTGCCAGCTTCTCAAAGTTCA